TGCTAACACAAAAGGTAAAGGTAGTGAAGACGGTCGTTTCATTGGCACAAACGTGCTTAATGAAGCATTCCTTGAGCGTTTCCCTGTAACCTTTGAGCAAGACTATCCTTCTGTTAAGACTGAAGTCAAGATGCTCAACAACTATTGCAAAGAGTTGAATTGCTGTGATGATGATTACATCAACAACCTTGCTAACTGGGCAGAAATCATCCGTAAGACTTTCAATGACGGTGGTGTTGATGAGGTTATCTCTACTCGTAGACTTGTGCACATCATCAATGCATATTCAATCTTCTCTGACCGTCTGAAGGCAATCAAAGTCTGCCTTAACCGTTTCGATGACGAGACCAAGCAGTCTTTCCTTGAGTTGTATGACAAGATTGACGCTAACGTTGATGTCCAAGAAGAGGTTGACAACATCCTTGCTTCATGATAGACTGAATTGTTAGTATTCCACATGCTATGAAGTATAACGAGAAAGAAATTCTAAAGGAGGTGGAATCATACATCACCTCCACCTATCAACAACACTACTCAAACGATGGTTTCCAAACACTTGATTTAATTGAAGCATGTGGAGATGGAGAAGCATTCTGCAGGAGTAACATCCTAAAGTATGCTTCTCGCTACGATAGAAAAGGAAGTGCTAGACGTGACATCATGAAGGTGCTACACTATGCAGTATTGCTGATGCACTTCAGCGACAAACACGCCGACCCTACAGAAACCTACAACCAATAATTATGCAAGAAGCACCACGCAACATCAAACTCAGCAAGCAAACTATTGACTTCCTGCGTAACTTTGCTCAGATTAACAAGTCCATTGTAATCAAACCAGGCAAATTCATTGACACAATTTCAGTCAACAAAAACATCATTGCTTCGACTGATGTCAAGGAGTATTTTCCTGAGCAAATGGCAATCTATGACCTGCCACTATTCCTAGGTGCGGTGTCACTGTTTAAGACCCCTATGCTCTTCTTCCCTGATGACAAGAAGGTCGTCGTCTATGATGAAGACACTAAGGGTAAGACTACTTACTACTACAGTGACCCTGATATTATCCCTACGGTCCCTGATTTTAATCCTGACCTGCCTGACAAAGAGATTCACTTTGACTTGCCTCAATCAGATGTCCAACAACTCATGCAAGCAGCACGTGTGTATGGTGTTGAAGACCTCTGTATCTATGGATATGAAGGTGAATACAGTGTCTGTGTGAAGGACAAGAAGAATGATACTTCTAATGTATTCTCACTGCCACTTCGTAAGATTACCTTTGAAGATCCTGGCAACGTGACTCCTGAGCGTCGTAACTTCTGTTACTGTTTCAAGGTTGAGAATCTGAAACTGATTGATGGTAGTTACCATGTCTGTATTAGTAAAAAGAATATCGCAAACTTCTCTAGTGTTAGTTTCTCATCCCTTGATTACTTCATCGCACTAGAGCCTTGATAGAAGTCTTAGATGACTTTGCTACTCCATCCTATCACCGAGAGTTACTTGAATATCTCGGTAGTAATAGGGTGGAGTGGTTTTATCAGGACAATATCTCTAAGAGAGAAGGTAAACCTGACCTAGGGCATCAAGGATTTAGTCACATGTTGATTCACTTTGATGACCCTATCCAACAAAGTCCTCTAAAATCTTTGATATTGCCCCTGTTATTTCAGATACAGGACTATCTTAAGTCTCCTAAAATTTTGAGAGCACGGTTGGACATGACATTGTATAATCCAAATCATTTACAACATGGTGCTCATGTTGATATGGACGGACCTCACTGGAGTGCTGTATATTATGTCAACGAAAGTGACGGTGACACCATAATTGGTGGCACTAGGGTTGCCCCCAACCCAAATCGTGTGGTAGTATTTGATGGGACCATCGAGCACACTGGTATGTCTCCCTCACACCACCCGAATCGAATTATTATTAACTCTAACTACGATGTCTGACAAACTATTTCTCTGGGTAGAAAAGTATCGCCCAAAGAAAATTGAAGAATGTATTCTCCCTGATGCTACACGTAAAATTTTCCAAGGATTCCTCTCGCAAGGGGAGATTCCTAACCTTCTTCTTGCTGGCACTGCTGGTGTAGGTAAGACAACGGTTGCTAAGGCATTGTGTGCTGAGTTGGGGACTGACTGTCTGGTTATCAATGGGTCTGATGAGGGACGTTTCCTAGACACTGTGAGGAATCAGGCAAAGGTCTATGCATCTACCGTCTCTCTCACCTCTGAGGCACCCCACAAGGTCATTATCATTGATGAAGCAGACAACACCACCCCTGACGTGCAACTGCTGCTACGTGCCTGCATGGAGGAGTTTCAAAAGAATTGTAGATTCATCTTCACCTGCAACTATAAAAACAAAATCATCTCTCCACTGCACTCTAGATGCTCTGTGGTGGACTTCTCGACTGCATCACAGGACAAACCTGCGATTGCTGCAGGATTCTTCGGTAGAGTTAAGGAGATTCTTGAGCAGGAGAAGGTTGATTACGAACCTAAGGTAGTTGCTCAGGTTATTCAGAAGTATTTCCCTGACTTTCGTAGGACTCTTAATGAATTACAACGCTATGCATCTTCTGGTAAGATTGATGCAGGTATTCTAGGTGCTAGTAACGACATTCAAATCAGTAATCTTGTTGGTTATCTTAAAAACAAAGAGTTTACTGCTATGAAGAAGTGGGTCAATCAAAATATGGATAACGAACCCATTGATATCATGAGGAAAATCTATGACAATCTTTATTCCTATCTTGATGGGAAAACCATCCCTGAAGCAGTCCTCATTATTGCAGACTATCAATACAAGAGTGCGTTTGTTGTGGACCAAGAGATTAACATGGTTGCATTTCTCACAGAAATCATGATGCGTTGCACTTTCAAATGATTAATTATGTCCTCTACGGCGACTGCCGTGAAACACTGAAGCAAGTTGATACTAAGGCAAGGATGTGTGTTACATCACCTCCTTACTATGGTATGCGTAACTATGGTGGGGAGGATAATCAACTTGGAATGGAGCAAACCCCTGAGGAATATGTCAAAAACTTAGTAGAAGTCTTCCGTGAAGTAAGAAATTGTCTCACTGATGATGGCACACTGTGGGTTAACATGGGAGATAGTTATTACAACTACAGGCCAGGCAAAGGACAAGCACTGGTGAAGCAATCTGTTGCTAATTCTCTACGTGACCAACCAACTGAGTGTGCTAGACGTGGTAATAAACTAGAAGGACTGAAAGAAAAGGACTTGATTGGCATACCGTGGATGTTAGCATTCGCATTACGTGCTGATGGGTGGTATTTGAGACAAGATATCATCTGGAGTAAACCTAATCCCATGCCTGAGAGTATGAAGGACAGGTGCACCAAGTCACATGAATATATTTTCTTACTGAGTAAGAAACAAAACTATTATTTCGATGTAGATGCCATTAAAGAGTTAACTAATGATGGTAAATCATTGAAGAGAAAGAAAAGTGTTTGGAATGTAAAGACCAAACCATATAAAGGAGCACATTTTGCTGTGTATCCAGAAGAATTAATCACAAGTTGTATCCTAGCGGGTAGTGAAGAGAAAGATACTATACTTGACCCATTTTTAGGGTCAGGCACCACGGCCATGGTTGCTTGTAACTTGAATAGATATTATATCGGGTGCGAATTACACAAAGATTATTCTTCATTAATTGAAAGTAGAGTGAAATGAAAGTTTGCAAACTTTATCCTGTAAATGTCTTTGACTTTGCTCTTGACATTGAGACAGATGTTGTAAAGGAGATTGATAAACTCCACATGATGAGGAGAGGTAGTGGAGTGCTTAACTCCGACCTCAGACTTCATCAAAGCACACGATTTGATGAGTTGGTAATTAATTTTAATCACTGCTTAAAGCAGGTACATGAATACTATAACTATGACTGCACTGGATTCAGAATCTCGTCTATGTGGGCGAATAAGTATGAGCCTGGCACTGCCCAAGAACCTCACAGACATGCTAATGCATATTGGAGCGGTAACTTCTACGCTACAGGGGGGTCTCCGACACTTTTTTATGACCCGATTCATGACAGAGCCCAAGGGCAGATGGAAATCTTCACGCTTCCGAAGATGAGTAAGCATGGGTTTGACCAAAACGGTCCTTATGTGGAAAGAGTTACAGCAATACGCAATAGACTTATCATCTTTCCTAGTTGGTTTTGGCATTCCACTGCTGCTGCTGAAATGGATAGATATACTATTAGCTTTAATGCGTTACCATACGGTCCTATCAACGGAGGCATAGCAAACTTAGAGATATTATGAGGCAGAAATACACTACTGAGAATCTTTTTCCTATTAGATGCTTTAACTTCATGGCACCTAAAGAATTGGTAGAAGATACACTAGAAAAATCAAAGAAACTACAGTTTCATAGGTGGAATGAGCCTGAAGGTGTAGGCACCACTAATGATATGCACACTAACCCAGAGTTTGAGAAGACTTTTGAGTGGTTACAGCATTGTATTGACACATTACACACCGATAATGGGTGGGATGCTGACCGTATAGTAGTAAACAAGGCATGGGTCAACAGAAGTGATGCATCTACGGGTGACCACCACGACCCACATAGGCATCCAATGTCCTATTTAAGCGGTATATTCTACCTCACAGAGGGTCCTCCAACAGTGTTTTTAGACCCTCTTTCACAACGTGAGTGGGGTCAAGTCCATTTGGATGGTGGACCAATTCAAGACAGTCGGTTATTTGTCCATCCTGGTGCAGGTGGCTGCTTTATATTTCCTTCATATATGGTCCATTGCTCCGTAGCAAATCACGATCCTATCGATAGATATACTATCGCTTTCAATACTCTACCTCATGGTAATATAAACTCTGGTGGTAGAGAGCATCAACCTATGGCAAAGATGACAGCACATGGGTGGAAGGAAGGTTTAGGTCCGTTGCAGTTGAGTAAGTATGCAGGGTAAAGAATTACATTTATTCCCAGTTGTCCTGAGAGAATACCATTGTGATGTTACACACAACACAGATAAGGTAATACAGTTTCTCAGGAATTATCCCTCTATGCAATCTAATCTTCCTGAGGGTGTGATTACATCACGTCCTGACCTTCATAAGGTCAAGGAAGAAGAGTGTCCAGAGGTTGACCAATTGTTTGGATTCTTTGAGCAATGCTTGCGTGAGTATCGTGCTGCATATAAACTGTATTGTGACAGTCTTGAAATCACTCTCGCATGGTCTAACCATGCACCTGCTGGGAGTGGGTTTGGTCACCCATTACACAGACACCCTATGTCATACCTGAGTGCCGTCTACTACCTGACGGATGGTGCTCCAACCTTCTTTGATGACCCTTGCCAACCGAGGGTGACAGATACCCTAGATGTGTGGTATCATGATAAGATGGAATGTGCTTGGGGTATTAATGAGAAGGTAGAAGCGGAAGCGGGCAAACTTATTTTGTTTCCTGCTTGGTTGCGACACTACTCAGGTAGACAGGTAGAAGACTATGACAGGTGGACTATCTCATTCAATTGTTTTCCCACTGGTAAGACTAATGTTGGTCCATGGGACATGCCACAACTTAACGTTAAATTATTATGAATTTCAAAAAGACACCTCTTCGTTATCCTGGCGGTAAGTCGAGGGTTGCAAAGAAACTGGTTGCTAAATTCCCTAAAGATATTGGTGAGTTTCGAGAACCTTTCCTAGGTGGAGGTAGTATTGCATTACTCTTCACACATCTAAATCCTGATATCCCTGTATGGGTCAATGACAAATATGAATACCTCTATCAATTCTGGGTCACGCTACAAGAACATGGTGATGACCTTAGCGATGTACTCGTTAGGATCAAGGAAGAGCATTCTGATGAGGACAAAGCAAAGCAACTTTTTAGAGCATCTAAAGACGAAATTCGGGACGCGGATCCTTTTCGCAAAGCTGTTCTTTTTTGGATTCTTAATAAGTGCAGTTATTCTGGGTTGACTGAAAACTCTTCCTTCTCAGCGTCAGCATCAAGACAAAACTTTACCACACGTGGTGCAGAGTATCTTAAGACTATCTCTGGGATGATTCAAAACTGGCACATCACTAACTTTGATTACAAAGATGTGATGAATATGGATAGCAAACGTGACAACGTATTTGTATTCCTAGACCCACCGTATATGATTAACAGTTATCTGTATGGCACTGATGCAGCACTGCATAAAGGGTTTGACCATAAGAGATTTGTAGAAGATTGTAATGCATGTCCACATGAATGGATGGTTACATACAATAACGATGACTTTTTGAAGGAGCAGTATAGTAACTTCAACCAAGAAGAGTTTCGTATCACATATGGTATGAAGCATCGTGCAGATAATAAGATGAAGACTGAATTACTCGTAGCAAACTACGATTTGAATCCTCCTACACCACTTGAAACAATCATCGGATAGTTTTATATTATGTCATCTGATTACGCAATTCCTCTCAAGGATTATCTTAATAGCATTAATCTAAAGCAGGGTGACCTGACTAATGATGCATATGCTATGCAAAAGTATCCTGCATTTGTTATCAACAAATGTTTGATGCATCATATCGATACTGTATTGTATGCCAATGAGATGAATTGCAGTGCTCATCTAAGAAATGACATGCAATACTCCTTTTTTATACATAGTGTTAGGAAATCCAAGAGATTTTCTCCTTGGGACAAGAAGGAAAAAAACAGTGACCTTGCCTTAGTTAAAAAATACTATGGATATAACACTGAAAATGCAGTTGCTGCATTACGAATCCTGTCAAAGGAGCAACTTGAGGTTATTAAGTCTAAAATGGACACTGGAGGAAGGAGATGAGTGAAGAGATCAGTTGGTCTCAGGATATGATGCTAGAAGTGACACTCAAAGAACCCGATGATTTTCTGAAGGTTCGTGAGACACTCACTCGTGTTGGCGTTGCGTCCCGAAAAGAGAGAAAACTCTACCAATCATGTCACATTCTACATAAACGTGGCAAGTATTATATTGTCCACTTCAAAGAGTTGTTTGCACTCGATGGTAAGCCTACTAATATCACAACAAATGATATTCAACGTAGGAATCGTATTGCTAAACTGCTATCCGACTGGGGACTTGTAGGCATTACAGTAGAAGAAGAGGCAGCAGACCTTGCACCTCTTAACCAGATTAAAGTTTTGTCCTTTAAGGACAAAGGTGAGTGGACCTTAGAGTCCAAATATAACATTGGCAAAAAGAAAGTAGCAACTTCTGAAGCTAAATAGAATTACCTTACCATAAACATATGGCCGAGTTAACTAAAAAGGAGAAACCTGAAAAGAAATTTGACCTATTAGATGAAGGTGTAGCCACACTGGTGCGTTTGACCATTCTTGGGTGGAGCGCATGTATCTTGACAATTAATTATTTGCAGGTACCAGGTCTGGCAAAGACCAATATCGATCCGACTTTCATAGCTTCTGTTTTTACAGGAACGCTAGCTACCTTTGGGGTCGCTACAACTAAGAAAGGACAAGACGATAAAGGTAAAGGAACCACATACACTGTGGAATACGTTGAAAAGAAAACTAAAGTGGAGTAAATTATGCGTAAAATTATTGATGGACTTGCAATCTTCGCTGGTCTTGTCTCACTCAGTATTGTAGGTGCAGGTGGTTATGTCTACATGCAACGTGCAGAAATTACTGAGAGTATCAAATCTAAAGTAACTGCAGAAATTGGTAAAGCAATTGGTGGTGCACTTCCCGTAGCACTTGACGGAGCAATGCCAGACATTCCTTCTACCACTGGTCTACCTCTCCCAGTAACACCTAAACTACCTGGTTTCTAAACACCATTTTATCATGCAACGATTGAGCAATCCATACTCACCTGAGTATATGGAGCTAAAGAGACTGGTCTTAGGGTCAGACTTTGCTTGGTTTTATGACAAGAATGAAAAGGATAACTTTCATTTTTATTCTCATGTTTTTTTAGATAGACCTGAGTTTAAGAAATACTCAATACCAAAGTCTCCTCACCTAGATTTATTTTCTGCGGTGCTGGAGCAGATATTTGAATACAATAACCTAAGCGTATCTCTAGTTTATAGGATGAATGCGAATGCTGTGGACCCACAACCCAACGCACCGCAAAGTACTATATCACATGTAGACCATGACTTTCCACATGAGAATCTTCTCATTTATTTGACTGATGCAGGTGGACCTACGGTTGCAGATAACCTAGCACGTGACCCGAGGGAAGATGACATCGTTACATTTAAGGGATACCATCATCACCACTTACCTAAGACACAACGTCGAGTTGTATTGGTAGCGACTTATGGACATACCACAGATTGGAATTAATGGTATAGGTATTAGAAGCGTGGGTGTGCGTGGCGTTAATGTCAGAGAGATTCCACAAATCTATACACCTGAATGGTTAAAGTCGGCACCGACTGTCATACCTAATACACCTCCTGTTACACAACAGATAGGTGTGCCTATTATTAACATGCCTGGTTGTGTGGAAGCACATGAAGGTAACACAGAAGACCTTAAGATAGAAGACCCTAAAGGAATCAGGGTCTTTTGTGATGCTGGTATGCCAAACTTTAATCCTATCGACTACGATAAGAATAAGATTGAGTATGAATACAAGGCACCAATACCTCCAGTCAACCCACCTACTGAGCCAGACTTAGAGACACCTAAAACAGAAATACCAAAGACACCACCACCAACTAATAACAATGAGTGTCCTAGCGAGATACAGGCAGCGAAAGAACCTGTAGGCACGGTGACTGGTGACGAGAAGATTGTTAATTATAAACTCATAAAAAATGGAGACGCAATTGAATGTGTCCCCATTAAAGTTAAATTGTCTA